CTTACATTTCCCACACTAACAGCATGGCTCGCATATGTTTTATTTGCGTTATTTATTATCTGACTTGCAGATAAACCGCCAAGGTCAGAGTTAGATTTCAAAGTCTGAGCACTAAATATTGCAGATGCCATTGAATTAGGATTGGAAGAAAGTAATTTTTTTGCACCATCTAAACCAAATCTCTCACCTAAATAAATTTCTCCACCGGTTGGTTTTCTATTTAGAAAACTAGATAGTCCTTGAGATATACTTTTTAAATTTCCTATCCCTGCTATAGAGTTTTTAATCGGGTCATTTTTATCATTAAGATCACCAGCTTGGTCAAGGAAAGTACTGTCGATAACTTGAAATAACCCTGAAGCACTACTTGTTTTAGATTTAGCGTTTGGGTCTAATCCACTTTCAATATTTGCAATTGTTGCAGCAACAGAAGGGTCGAAACCTTGACTCTTTGCGACGCTTGCAATCATATCTGTGATAAAATTTCTATTTGTACCTTGTTGACTTAAAGGGATATAATTTTCAGCTTGTTTAGTAAACTCTTCGTCTGTAAGTTTTTTATCTCCGCCACCGAATTTAGAAAAGAATCCATAGATTAAACCTAAGGGACTCAATGCCGCAAATAAATATTTTGAAACTGTTGTAACCCTAAGAATGGAACTCGCTAAATGGTCGAATTTCTTTGCTAAACCACCTATGAATTTATAATAATCTTCGAAAGCGGATTTACCTCCGCGAAGATAAACTACAAAATCTTGAATAACTAAACCAACTGCAATAAGTGCAGCTGCTAAAACATATAGCTCAGGATTAGCCGCAACAATCGCAATAAGTGCAGGAATTAAACGAGTAGTAATTGCAGAAGCAATCGCAACTATAGAATTGAGTATTGCACCACCTAAAAGAATAGATATTGCTAATAAAACTGCTTTAGCGAGTTGAGCATGTTCTTGCATAAATCGAAAAGATTTTACAAGCATCTCACTAAATTTAGTCAAAACTGGAATCAAACCATTTGCAATCGTTAATTTAATATCTTGCCAAATCAACTGGATATCGTAGAGAGAATTTCTAAATCGAATATTCTTTTCAGTATTCTCGTCTCTAACAGCGCCAAGTTGACGCATTTTATCAACAAGCTCTATTGCACTTTTACTGCCGCTCGAAAGTAATCTAATTGTAGCGGCGTCTAGACCTAACTGCTGTCCAAGATTTAACTGCCAAACTTTAGGCAAGCTTTTAAACTTATCTCCAATGTTTGCTAAAAGTTCTGTTGCAGTCTTCATCTCGCCGTTAGATTTTTGGAGATTTAATCCAAGTCTTGCAAAAACAAGTTGACCTGCGCTTCCAAAATTTGTTTGGACATCGCGAAGCTTTTGAGCAAGATTAGAAATAGAAGAATAAAACCCTTCAGTAGTTCCACCAGTTCTTTTAACAGCTTCGCCCCAAGCATTTAAACTTTGAATATTTTCATTTGTTACATAAGCAAGGTTATCTAATTTTGTAGTAAGTGCAACAGTTTGCTCAATAGCTTTTTTAAGAAAATCAAACGCTTCTATTCTTGCAAAGGAACGAAGTATCTTATCGGTAAGACTATTGATTGTTTGCTCAACTTTATCAGATGAGTCTTTTGTCTTAGCATTATCAAAGACAAGGGATAAAAAAAACGTATCTAAATTCATTTTGCGTTTTCATTCCTCATCTGTTGGATTTCTTGATAAGTTAATTCATTGTAATTATTTACAAGAATTATTTCATACAGATCCAAGGCGTCTTCATAGCAATACACACTTTTAAGTTCGTGTAGTGTTGCCAATTTTTGGTTTATGATAGCTACAAAAATCGGCAGTAATCCTTTACAATAAATATGTGGGTATGATTCCACATATTTATATGGAATATTCATCCTGGTTTTTGAGAAAAAAAACCTAAATTTATCTTAATTAATTCAAATATTAGTTTAAAAAATGCTTGGAAACTACACAATCTAGTGTTTAATTCCTGAAGAGTTACTGGTGTTTTAAAAACAGCACTTTCTATAATTTCTACTCCGGTAATTAAAGTAGAAATAAGCTCATCACGATCTTTATTTGAAAGTGTAGCAATCGCACCTTTAACTGCGCTAAGAACTACACCCCCAACACTTCCTGCATCAGTCGTATTTTTTACACCCTCGACAGTGTATCCAGTTTGAAAAAGATTATGTAAAATTTGCTCGAGATAAGCATCAACTCTATCTCCAGCTCCCCTTGCTACAATTCCAATAATTTTTATAACTAAAAAACCAGCTTCTACAGATGACATTTTCTTAGTTACAAAATTAATGACAACTTTCTCACCGTCTTCATTTTTATCTTCAATACTAAAATTAACTATTTTCATTAGCCAAAGTTTCCTATTATTGTTGCAGCTGCAGCCCCTAGGCTTGCATAATTCGGTAATTGAGCAGACCACTTGATTTTTATCGGCTTAACTTCATCGGCAAGTTCAAAGCCCTTAGGACCGCTATCAAAACTAAAATCAGGGTATGTAAACGAAACTGCTAGTGATGGAATGATGACGTTTAAATTTCCATTGACAACAAAACCAGTATTATAGACTGCTTGTTGAAGACGATAGATGAAAGTCATCGCAGGAGAACCTGACCAAAAAATAAAACTTCCCTCAACTTTTTTAGCCATAACTGATTTTTGAAGAAATCCGTCACAACCCATTGTTGATTTAACAATATCAACATCGGGTATTTCTAAAATATTATCGTTCGCAAAACCTGTTAGAAGTTTTGGGGGGCCTGTTAAAACAGATGTAAAAGTAATAATCGCATTCTTACTTGTAGCTATATATGCTGGCATTTCTATTTCCCCTTTAGAAGTATGTTCGTGTATTGATTGGGAGGAATTGGTATGCAGACCCTTTAGTATAAAGGATGTACCATGGAGAGCTTTCCCTTAATTTTCTTAAACCCGCTGGCGGTAGTGTATTAAGGATAGCATATCCATTGTTGGTTAGTTCAATTGAATCTATACCAAAAGTTGTTTTAATTTCAATTGAGGTATCTGTATCAAAAGTCAAACCGGTAGCTATGATGCCATTTGCTTTTGAACCCTCTAATGCAGTATGCAATGCCGATCTAACTTGGCCTTGCCCATCCGGGTCAATTGGCACTTGACCTACGCTTAAAAAGAGATCTTCTGTTTCAAATTGACATTGATAAGCAATCCAAACAGCGGCTACTAAATTATCAACAAATGTCCACTTACCAGTGATAGCTCCAGGATAAAAGAAATTTTGAGTAAGAGCTGAACCTGTAGTGACAACTTTACCATAATAATTAATACCTTTTTGACCTAAAATTCTTGCAATACTTGTACTTGTTACAGAAGGTAAAAGACCATTTTGTTGTTTCCATGCAAGCGTAATCGCAGAATTCGGCTGAGTTAAATCAACAGAAGCAAAAATACCTGAAGCTGCAGAAACTCTGTCAGAATTATTGTAAATTACTTCATCAAAAACAGAGCAGTTGTTAATCCCTGCTTGAGTAATTTGATACCAAATGCTTGTTGTGTCAGTAAGAGACTCAAGAGCAACTTCATTACTCCAAACTAAAGACCAAAATCTATCACCTTGATCACTTACCCATTGTGCAAGTTCTAAATTCTTAGAATTGTCTAAAGAACCACCTAAATCATCGACAAAATACAAGCTAAATTGATCAGTAAAACTTTCTTTTAAAGATTCTAAGCATTCTGTAACTGTTTTGGCATCAGACCCATTAGAAATAATGGCTCCAGTTGCCGCTGTAGTCTTTAAAATAGTCGCTAAGTTTGTTGTAGCAGAACTAAAGAATCCAAGGGTTGAAGCTGCTCCGGTTGTAGTATTTATCGCATAAAATTGACTATTTACCCCGTCATAAGCAAAAGAGAAAATAGATGCGATAGGGTGAGCAGAGATAATTGCACTCTCAATTAAAGAAGCTGCATCAGATAGACTCGTAGCCCCAGTTAAATCAATTGCGGTTGTATTATATGAAGTTCCATTTACAACAACGTTAATCACTCCAGCTGAAAGAGCTTGAAGAGCTGTTAAAGTCCCTGTTGGGTCTGTAATAGTACCGCCTCTTAAATTAGAATCTGTTGCTGTAAGAGTAAGTAACCCAAAATAGATATATGGAGGGAAAGTTATCGCAGTGTTACAACTTGCAAAATATTTTCTTGCACTTGCATACTCAGCAGAACCTGTCCCGAAAAAAGTTCCTACGTCAGGTAAATTTGTAAACTGAAGAATAGGGGTTGTAGGTGGAATTGCAGTGTTAGTTGTTAAAGCTAACCCTGCAAAAGATTTTGCATTATTAAGTGGGTTTTCAACCGTGTTCGTGACAGGAATATATAAACCAATGTCTATGGCAGCCATTATGTGTACTCCGTAAAATTAAGTTCAACATCTGCGAGGCCAAAACCTGGCATCGGAATTCTTACGATATTTGTATTTAAAACAGTGAAGGTTACTATGTACCTTTTCATGTATCGGTCTCTGTCATTAACAGGACTTGCGTTTGGCGGTATCATTTTTACTTTTCCAATTCCTCTTTTATAATCCAGCAAGTAATTACTTCCCGCTGATGAATCAACATAAGTGTGGAGAATATGCGCACAGATATCCGCATTATCTCCATACAAATCAACTTGAAATTCATAATCACCAAATGGAGTTAGAACTTTTTCTTGAGCTAAAACATCGAAATCTCTTAAAGGATAGGCGGGTGCCTTTCCAATATCTTTTTGTGTAATGACAATGAAATTATTAGAGACAGGGAAAGTAATATTATTTTGATATGCATCAAAAATATTATCTGGAAAGTAATACCCAGTTAATAAAGTGCTTATCATTGTCCAAATAATTTGAAGGTCATTCATTACTTAAATCACTCTGTACACAAGTTAATAAAACCCAGCCTGTCCTAAATTTTTCATCTACTCCAACAACTTTATATTTTAGATTATCAAGAACTAAAAAATCACCACCTGTTGATATATTTCTATTTAACCCAGTTAGTTGTTCTTTATTTATCCAGAAATCTCTAAATATTTCAGTAACGTTGTACCCATTTTTATAAATAAGAGTTTCAGATGATTTAAACGCTCCGCTTCCTCTTGAAGAAAATTGTATGTTTGCATCTACAATAAAAGGGTCATTATATGCAGGTGTAACAGCCCCTAAAAAATTTGTTTGCCCAGAAAAAGTATGAACTTCTACTTGAACAATCGGATAGACTGGAGTTAAAGCGCGACTAGCGATGAAATTAATATTCATTTTTTCACCACATAGTTAACGGACTCTTGCATTTTACCAGTCCAAATTAAAGGCGAATCATATCCTTTTAATTTAATAACTTTAGGACCGTTTCTAGGAGTTCCTTCTCTTGCGAACCAGCTAATTGTTTCTTGAATATCTCTTTTAACTACAAAACCAACTACACGTAAAGCTTGTAAAACATCTATGTTTTCTTTTTGAGCATAAATAATATTAATGAGTTCTTGTCGCCATTTTTTATTATTTTCATCAAAAGTTTTTTGCATAAATGGACGAGCAGGGATTATCTCTCCATATTTTTCTGCATCTAAACCAAAATTTATTTTTCCATATTCCATATCAAAAGCCACTTGGGCCACTTGAGTTCCATCATCATAAATAGACTCTGGAAAGAATCCTGCGTCAATTTGTCCAGTTTGGTTTTTAACTTTGCCTAAGAATTTTTTTAAATTCTCACCGCCGCTAATAGTAGAGAGAGCCATAGTAGCACCCTCCAAAAACTGAACCGAAATTTTGACAAGTATTGACGGATTGAAACCCACCATGCATCTTCATTAAATATGCAATCTTCGCGCCCCAAGCGGTTTGATTCCACCAAATTAAAGCATTTGATTCATCAACAAAGAATTTGCCGTCAACAGTGCCTTGTTTAGCTTCTGTAACAATTCCACCAGCACCAGGTCCGCGATTCCATAATTCAGCAAGATGAGCTTCAACCACATAGTAATAATGCTCTTGTTTATCAATGGGAAGTAAAGAAACAATTGGAGTACCAACTTCATCAACTTCTATCCATAAATTAATAAGCACAGCATCCGGTATATTTGCATACATCGGGTACTGAGCTCTAAATAAATTTATATCAAAAGCTGGAATCGCCAATTTTTACTCTCTTTCATCTTTAAATTTCGAAATACCTGTGACTTTAGAAACCATTTCGTTTTGTGTAATAACTGGCTTACTATCATCCATTTTCTTTTTAGCTTCAGATTCATTTTTCGCTAAATAGATTTGAGCGTCTAATGTTCTTCCGCTGATTGGGTCTTTTCCACCGAATAAACCAATATGGTCAACATATTTTGCTTTAATTGCATTAAATACAGACTCTTCCATTTCAGTTTTAAAAGGAACTTCTGCACCACCAGTAAGAACTTGATGTGAATTTGTTCCTTTAATTACATAAACATTCTCAATACCGTTTTGGATAATTGAAAACTGATGGCCAATTGGTGAACGACTAAAAACAAAACTCATGCTAAAATCCCCGATACTGTTACGATTGGCGCATATTGAAATATTGCGCAGCCTGAACTACCAAATGACCATTTTTGTCTCTTAGAAGACATTTGGGGCACAAGGGTATGTCCACGTAATTTGTAAGTAAATAAATCAGCCACCATGTCGCCACCTTGTGGGCTTGGGCCAATTAATTGAAAAGATTTAAGGGTGTTATATTCAGGAGTAGAAACAATTTCTAGACCTGGAAGAGTTGCTTTAATAATTGCAGTAGCATTCAAACCAAAGGAGTTGGTTGAATTCATATAAGAAACAGCTGCAGTTGGCACGCATAATTTATATTTTGCACCGAGTTCAACATTTCCACCCATTTGATTTTGCATAACAGTCATTGCAGTAACAATAACATCATTCGCAATATCATTTGCACCCGTTGCAGTATTCGCAGCTTTAACAGACCACAAGGGAGAACCTGAGGAGCCGTTGGTTGCAGGAGTTGCAGCGTTTAATTGAGGGTCATTCAAAAGACCAAAAATTTGTGAAACAAATGCGCCTGCGCCATTGATATTTCCGTAGAAAAATAATCTATTTTGTGCGATAGCAATTTGCATCGCTGCAGAATATTGTTTACGAGAAACTGCATCAACTTTAGCTTCTGCAAGGGTTGCAACTTCTAGATCACCGTATTGAATTACAGTTTGACCACGATAAACATCGCGGGTTGGGAATGTTTCATTAATGTCAGAGATTAAAGTGCTACCGTAATCAGTGTAAGGCTCAATTTGACCCTCAAGGCCAATCATCGCGTATTGAGCTTTATTTGTAGTGAAGCCACCATATTGAAGCGGTCCACCAATTTGTTCATATCGCCGAACAGGCAATAGCTGGTCAATAATTTTATTGATGTTGACCAAAGTGTACCAACCAGGCACGCCATTAGAATTTGGGTTATAGGTATATGTGTCTACGTCACCAACAAGTTGATTTGCTTTTTCTCTAAAACTATGGTTAGAGTCAGCAACAACCGGAGTATAGCCACTTTCAAATTTAATACCAAAATCTTTGTCGAGCATCTGTAAAAAATCGTGCTCGCTCATGTTATCTAGATTCATCTTTAAGCTCCCGCATTTTGAGTATTTGTAATTTCAACTGGCACACCAGATGACCAACTCGAGTAAACTTTTCCAACTTTGAAATTGGTTTTAGCTGTGTTAGATGGAGGTGTTCCACCCAAGCCGACAACTACCCAAGTTCCCGTTGCGTAATTCACATAAACGTCATCGCCGCGAACAGGAGAGCCGAAAGTACTAGAACAAGTGGTAATTGGAACAGGAACACTGCCGCGAGTTTGAACTTGAACATTGCTACCCGCACTAATAGTTGTTGAAAAACCAAGTACAGAATCGCCGAATGCCATCGCACTTGCGTTAGAACGCATAACGACACCCGCTAATACACCACCAATCCCTGCAGAGTAGTTACCAAGTGCTTGTACAGTTTGGTCTGCAATGCCTGTATAAAAACAAGGATTACCAACGGTTAAATCATTTAGAGCGATGCTTCCGAAAGTGTAGCCGTCAAGCAAAGCTTGAGTGGGTACACCGACTTGGTATGGATTAGGATTTTGAGCAATCTGCTGCCCAGCTGCATAAACTGCCATGTTATTAATTCCTTCTTTCTAAAAATGAACGAAAATCAGCATTCATAGTAACTTTAGGTATAGAGTTGCTATCCAAAGTCACTTTTGGCGAAACGTAACTTTTTACACTAGAGAAGGCTTCAACCATCGCTTGTTTTTGCTCAAAAGTTTTGCCTTCAGGATTTCTTTTTTGATTCTTAATGATAGTATCCAAAACAGATTCAGCACTATCAAAGGCCATTTTGTTTACTCTTCCACAAACTCTTTCGTATTCAGCAAAAGCAGAATCAAGAGCCATCGATTCTTGTTTGAATTTACGAATCTTTTCTTCAGCAATTTTTTCAGCAAGAGCAGCAACATCTACAACAGAAGCAGCGTCTTTAGACATGCAATCTTTCTTATCCATTGCTTTTTTATCCATAGTCGGCTCATCATCTTCCATGTCTGAGTCTTTGACTTTTTTCTTATCTTTAACTTTCTTCTCGTCTTCAACTTCGCCTTTTACACGCTTAGCTTTAGATTTGACTTTTTCAATTGCTTCAGCTTTTTCATCTTCTGACATTTTGTCATTGTCTAAAATAGCTTTGTGGGCATCAAAAGCCTCATCTAAAGTTAAAAGGCCATCGACCTCTTTGTCTTTTTGCCAAAAAAACTTCATTTTTGTTCCCTTTTCTACGGAGTTTTCATCGGCCACCGTGGCCGGTTTGTATCTTGGGTCATTCACCATCGCGACATGGTTTGCTCTAATTTTTGTCATTCTGATATCATAGGGCATTCCATTATGGGAGCCTTTTTCAATCACAGGTTCATAGAGATACCCACATGACAGATGCTTTTTCGTACCTTTTTCTAGTTCATCAATTGCTGACTGTTTCCAAAAAACAACAGTAGCTAGTTTTTCACTACCTTCATCTCGACTTTCTCCAGTTGTCCCAACTACAAATTTTTCTTTGTAGTCAGTTGCAGAGAAATCCATATGCTGAGAAAGAAGCGGCTTATTAGAAAAATCAGAGTCTTCAATCTCTTCTCGGGGTCTATAAACGCGATAAACTTTTTTCGGGTCAAGCTTGTGTTTTTGATAATTAGGGACTTCATACCCATAATACAAAGCAACATCTTCACCAGTCAAAACACAGTTAGTAACAGTCAAATATCCGAATTCGTCTTTTGTTCTGTTGCTATCGAATTGCATTTATGCTAAAAGACCTCCTTTTGTAGTTATTCACAAAAATTAACAAAAGTCAAATTTTTGTCATAAGTATTATTTATTTTGTGAAAAATTGGTAAATTACGAATCTATGAGAGTTTAATATCAGTTGTGGTAAATGTACGCGGTTCTTCTTTTAGATGTTTCCAAGTGTCATCGATAGAAGTAGTGCAATGAGGGTCCTCTCCTCTATTTATTCTTTCTAAAGCTGCTAATAATGCTATTTTCATCTCATCAACAGCTGCTTTATAGACTTCTTTCATATCAAATATTTCACATTTTGTTTCTAAGTATCTTAATTGTTTTAAACAAAATTCTATTCCTTCTTTCATGTTAATTTCTCTCTACGTTGAATCTCATCTAATGGATGTAAATCAAGGTTAAATTTCAAATCCATTGTTAGTGTAGCTCCTTTGTAATCTTGCTCTCCTAAACAAACCTCGTTTACATATTCTTCTAATAATTGGTTAACAAAATCGAGAGTAAGAGGAGGAATACATTGATTATTAAAACAAAAAATATTGTCGCATCCTGATTTTTCTAAAGACCATTGTTTTAGAAATTCCCAGTATTTATCTTTTAATTTTTTAGAATTATTACATATCATCCTCTCTCCTTTTCTCTTCTTTGAATTTCATCTTGAATATACCAAATAGCTTTTTTAAGGTCTTCAAGAGCATCGTTCTTTAAATCAGCTCTCCAAATATATTTTATTGCATTTCCTAAATTAAAGTTCATGTGGCGGGTAATTTCAATACATTCAATTCCTGATGGGTGTCTAACATAATGAACTGGATGATTTATCTTTTCAGGATTCCAACTCCACTTAAAATCAGGATTTTCCTCCCCTTCAAACTTATGGGTGCTTATAGTATCTCCAAAAACAGCGACTGGCATATTAATCTCCTATTTTAAAATCAATTTATAAGAGCATTTACAATTTATTTTCCATCGAGGCATAATGTACTCACCTTCAATTAGACAACCTTTTTTTATATCAAACTCTTTATTGTTAGCTTCGGCATGAGTTTTTCGATGAGTCTTACCAGCTATAGACTTCTTCCAAATCGCTTTAGTAAAGCCCATTTCAATAGCTTCTTGCTGGTCTAACAAAGCAGTCGCTTTAGCAATTTGGTCATTTGCAATAAGCTTAATTCTTTTAGAGGACCTATCACTAATTTTTGATAACTCAGCAACAAGTTTCTGAGCATTTCCACCCACTGCTACATTTCGCATTACAGCGCCTTGAACTTGCTCATGATATTGTTTTGGTATTGATTTAATCAAAGCTACATTCTCGGCAATTCCTGATTCAATGATATTAACTTTTGCATTTCTCTCAACCATGTTTGGTTTAATGATAAATGGATTCTTAAACTGATGCTCGTTGAATTCTACAACTTCAAAAAATCCTGGTTCAGGTAACGGCTGCTTTAATATCTTTTGAACTGGTGTTAATTGTTGTTTCTTAAATTGTTCATTCTCTTCTTTAATTTGACGTTCTAAAGTATCAACTAAGGTAATATTCTCTTGTAATTTTTGGGGTTCAATTAACTTATCTGGATATCTTTTGTATATATTTTCAAATTTCTTTTGAGATGCTCTATTAGCATCTAATATAACTTTTCTTGCTAATTTGAGACTTCTACTGTTAAAAGCTCGTGACCATTTCTCACCCAATTCATCAATCATCTGATTCAATCTAATAATTGGATCATCATCTTTTACTAAATATGAACTATTTTCTTTATAGAAGCTTTTTATACTTAATAAATAATCTCGAGACATAGCATTCTTTAATAACATCAATTTAGATGTATACCATGCAACAGATGCAGCGCTTTCTTGTTTTATCGGAATCTCAATCGGTTTACGCCGCTTCATTCAAGCTATCCTTTTCAGGTTCTGCATCTTCAAAATCTTCTTCCGGCAGGTCTTGTAAACCTGCATATCCAGAATCAGGGTCTTTTGCTATAGCTTCTCTAATCTCATTTCCTTCAAGTATATTATCAGCAAAATAAGCAGTATTAATTTCAGCTTTAATCTTTTGAACCTCCCAAATTTCTTTCGGAGTCTGTTTCCAAAGCGGATTAAACTTAAAATCTAAATCTTCATCTACACTACCAAATAAACTCATTTGAGTTAATTGAAAAATCCATTCATAAGTTGGTTTAATATTTACATCTTGGAACGAGCCAACATTATCATAGTAAAGTCTAACTTCATTATTATCACCGCTATGCAACCCCCCTTTTGATTTTTTCATAAATAGAACAATCTCAGGCATACCAGTAAGCGCACAGAGGTATCCGGCATTCTCATTCAAAATCTCAACCAACCCCGCCATCGTCATATTGAATTGTTGCCATTCTTCAGGAGCAGTTGGGTTGTTATCTAACGCAAATATCGAATAATTGTTTTGGAGGGCTTGAGCCAATTTCATTCTAGAAAGAACATCTTCACCTCCCTGAAATGAAGATCCTTCTTTATAATTCAGCAGTGCAGCCATGTTGGTTTTGAAAATATTGATATTATATCGCCCAGAAATCCCAATAATATTCTGTCTAACAGTTTCAAATCCCCATAGATAATCAAGGCAGAGTTGAACAAGTGGCATGCCATTAAACCAATAAATTGGCTTAAGTAGAGTAGGGACGTCATTATAACGAAAATGCCCAAGTCTTGAATGATGCATGCGAGTATTTAAAATGAGCCAATCACTGGGCACGTAATAATCTTCAGCAAGCGGATTCACAGCATTAAAATTGCCGGGGGTTGCATAGAGCGGCTCAATCGGTTTTAAGTAAAGAAGCCCGTTTTTTGGTACTTTTTCAAGAGTCAAAGGGGTGAGATATTCTTCTCCTCCTTCTCTGCTGTCATCTCCAAGAATTTTTGGATAGAGTTTGCATCCGCCGAACATCAACATCATTTCAACACATTCGCGAATTTTACCCTGCACATTTAGGCGTTTCATCTCATTTTCAATAGCAGTAATTTTTTCATTGCCAGATGAACTACCTGTTTTTTTAGAAAATATTTTAATACCTTCTCTTACACAGTCACGCGAAAGTGTTTGAATGATGCGCTGAACAATCCCATTTTGAGAAAGTAACGAATATTCAGGATAGCCAAGGAATCGGCTGTTTAATAGAGTGTTATTAATTTTACCAAATGGTCCAAAGTTACACTGATTAATTGGTAAGGAATCTGTTGTTAATTTGTCGCCATCTTTAGCTAAAATGGAAGGGGGATTATCAGGAGTCTTAAACCCACTAACAAAATTGGGAGGGTATTGTTTACGCTCATAATCCCTGATAATCTCCTTAGCAGTATCGGATAAAAAGAAGTCTTTGTACAGTTGTTGCGATTCTCTCTTATTTTTACTCATTTTAATAAATTCCTAATTGTTGCCACACAGCAGGATTAACTTTTATAGGTTTTCTACCATTTGCAGCGATTTGTTCACATAAAGCATAACGTAAAGCATCCCAACCGTGATTGTGAGCGTCTACGATGTCAGTTGTGATGATACCAGTGTTTTTATCTTTTTTGTATTTATAATTAAAACATTCAAAAATGAAATTCTTGCAACGGGGATGTACTATTATGTTTTTTCCAAGAAGGTATTGAATTCCTGCTTCAACTGAACCTTTTCCCTTGGGTGCTGCTTCAATGTGCAAACCGTCATAAGCGAGTTGAGCAATCGTGTCGGGACGCGATTCATCACCCCGCCACTTGCCGTGTAGTTTTTCTCTCTCACCGAAACTTGTTTGAATAACATTCATATACTGTGTGGGCAAAAGCTGATGCTCATAATGCTCTCTATGTATATAGATAGTGTCGTCATCTGGAAAACAAACTTCGATCATAGCAGCTGGGTCAGTGCTAAATCCAAAATCCATTCCATATAGAAAATAAATCCGTTCATTTCGAGGAATAGCAGCCTTAGTTCTGTAATAAAACCCGTTTTCTTCTACAAAACCTAAATCGAGAATCTTAAATTTATTTTTAAAAATCACATCTTCAGACATACTAATAACTTTACCAAGATAAATATGCTCATATTTGGCATAGTCATATTGCTTTAGCCATGCGATTTTCTTTAAAACTACATCAGAATTAAACGGATTATCATAATAATTCATCTCAAGTCTGAAAATATCTTCTTCGGGTTTTGGATCTATTAACCACATTTGATAAGTAGCACTCTGTTCTTCGCGAGGATTAAACGCAATGATTAACTGACACCCAGCTTGCCGAAGAGTAGGGTCTAAAATATCCCATAAATCACGACTAATTGTTTCTGCTTCTTCTACAAAACAAGCAACAATATTAGGAATAGATTTTATTTGCATTATGTCGCGAGCTAAACCTTTAAATATAAATTTCAATCCATTTTTCTTACATAGAACATGGTCATATTTAACATCAAATAAATGCAATAGATTATCTTCATAAATCATATGCTTTAATTCCGCATATGTAGAAGTTGCAAGCGATGATTGAAATTCACGTGCGCATACAATATGTCCTGGTAGTGTCTGTTCTAGGGCGATATTAAGTAATTTTTTTAACACCATATTAGTCTTAGCTGATGAGCGTCCACCATGTAAAACTTGATACATTTTTTTTGTTTTAAAAAATTCTATTCCTTTTGCGGGAATCCTCCACTTAATTTTCATTGAGACGCTTCGACAGGCAAAAATTCAATTGTAATGGGAGGGGTAGTAGAAGATACTTGGTCTCCTAATTGAGAATTATTTTGATTAATCTGAGTGTTGGTTGTTAAATTAATTGGTCTTTGAATCTGAGTGATAACATCACTGGCATTCAATAACGCTGCCATGGGGCTAAATATCTCCGAAATAAGACCGTATGTTGTGCCTTTTTCATCATCTTTTTTAATATACCTGCCATCTGGGTGCGCTTTAATAAACGCACTCATCGCGATTTTTGCTTCTAATATTAAATCAAGTAACTCAGATTGTACTGCTCGCGCTTTTTTACGTAATTCGAAAACTGTTTCTGATTCTTTCTCTGTGTTCTCAATTTCAAGCACTTCAGCACGCTCAAGCACTTCAGCCGCTTTTTGAAATGCAGCATCTGTAATAGAAGACGGCTTCATTTCAATCGGTTTCTCCCAATTTTCTTTTTTTATTCGTCGCCATATCTGTGACACACTCACATCATGAATAGAAGATATGTAAGATGGAGGTGCTCCATCCTCATATAATTTTCTTATTTTAGTCCATGTTCGCGTAGAAAGACTCATTTTTATCCTTTTCATAAAAATAAATAAAATGATAACCCTTTTATTTAAACATAAAAAATGCGACAAAAGCAAGGTTTTTCCCATCTACATAAGAACCATAACTATTTTAGTCGCATTTTCTTCTCAAAAATAAAGTACCTATACCATTAAAAATGAGAAAATGCGACAAGATTGTTATCTTACTTATACTTACAAAAATATATAAAAATGCGACAAAAATGCGAGCGTGATTTTTACATAAAGGTAGGCTAATGAGGTAGGAAGAGCAGGCAGATTTAAAGATGTGTGTAAATAGCAGATAGAATCGAGGTAGGTTGCTTCTATAGTAACTAGGTTTTGAGCAGTAATCAATAACTCATTGTCAAGATTTCGACAGGGTCAAAAAACTGACAAAAAATAATTTCAAAATAATTTTTAAATAAACTTGACTTAATAAAATTTTTAAACTATATTTATTTTATGAGAGTGAGGTCACTTTCTAGGATGAACAAACGCAAAGGAGATGAACTTATGAACAACCAACCAATTAATAAAGATGATAATGATAGCTTAGCAATTTTACAGTATACTCAAGATAAAAATCTTAATAAAGAAGAAAATGAAAAAACTTTACGTAAAATCGCAGCAGCACGAAAAGAAAATGAAGAAGCAGATGTTACTCCCTTAATTAATTTTAAATTATAACAATGAACTTTCAAGGATGAATAAATACAAAGGAGATGAACTTATGAAAAAACTATTATGGGTCTTATCACTCCCATTTTTTATCAGTTGTGGAAAGGATGGAAGCTCACCAAATCCAACAATTCCTATGGTAGACGCTGAACTTCAACCTTATTACCAAAATTTTAAACAAGAAGCTGACAAATACAATGTGGGATACGGGGATGTGCATCTTGTTTCAATTCGCATTGCTCACAGTCCTGCATTCGTTGTGACACGAGAAGCAGCGATCGGAGTGACTCAATGTAACATCACTGAAAATAAAACTGGAGTGACGTCTTTCACTCGAGAAATTACAGTCGACCCTATTTTTGAAAAAATCTCTTCCGAAGATTTTAAAAACAAAATCTTTCTTCATGAAATGGGACGATGTGCTTATCATCTTCCTGACGCTATAGAAACTGATATAAACAACATCATGCACTTTTCTGTTTATGTTCCTTCCCCACAGTTTTTTGAAGCCGCAAAACAAGTCTTTTTTGCACAAGCCAAGGCAAACGAGCCAAATTGGAATCTCCCTTAATCATCTCATCTGCCCCAGTTGCCTGTCCCAGTGTACCAGCTGTCCCAGTACCGTTTTGAACTGGGACAGGCAACTGGGGCACTTACTTATTCATATTCTGATAGTATAACTTTAATTCGTGTCCCAGTGTACCAGTTAGTTGGACTCTTTTTTATATAATATTTTATTTTTTATTTTTCTTCTTTCCTATTTCTTTTTTATTTTTTTAACTCTTATTAGATAAAAAGGGTCCAACTAACTGGTACACTGGGACAAACGCTTAGATATCCTTCTCTCCCATGCACAAATAGGTGCCCCAGTTGTTTTCCAGGAAATAGAGAAGTGCACTAAACTTATCTTACTCTCCCAATGCTGTACCAGTGCCCCAGTTGCTCCTGTCCCAGTTCAAACGGTACTGGGACACTGGGACAAAATATCACACCTTTCAGAATCACTACCAATTGATATATTTGATATTTTATCTATTTTTGGTTTTCACATACACTTTCGGAAAATTTCTCTAAAAAATATAATCATTTTGAAAAGTTGACAAATACTCATAAATACGCTAGCTTGCTAACAACAATTCAAACGAGGTCTTTGTGCTTTACGAACATCAAAAAACAGCTATACGAAAATGTATCGAGAATAAGAGATACGCGTTATATCACGAACAAGGCTTGGGAAAGACGATTTCAGCAATTTTAGCCGCGGATTATATTTTATCAAAAATGCAATTTGGAAAAAGTGTAATTGTTGTTTGCCCCTCTTTTTTGCAACCAAATTGGGCAAAAGAGGTTGCAAAATGGTCAAAATTTGAAAGTTTCTACAAAATTTACAGTTACGAAACTTTTTGGAGACTGCCTGTTCCAGCTCGCAAAACAAAAATGATTATCGTCGACGAAGCTCACTATATTAAAAATCGTCGAGCAAAGCGCACTGAAGCCGTCGTAAACACATGCATCGGAGCAGAGCGTGTCATTCTTTTGACTGGGACACCAATCGGCAATCGTAACATTATCGATCTCTACACTCATCTCGTTTGCCTCGATCCAACCAACGCTTACTCAGATTACCGAAACTTCAGACAGCGGTACATGCGAGTAAAGACCCATAAATTTCAAAAAGACGAATCACGAAATGAAGATGAATTCTTAAAGATGCTTGCACCAATGTCTGAGCGAAGGCTTAAAGTCGACTGCTTAGACCTCCCAGAAAAAATCTATCACGAGTTCGGTTGTAAGGGGACTCGAGTTCACCAGGGTCTTCATGTAGCTCATAAAATGCAAGCTCAGGAAGGATTTGGTTTTTTTATTGAAGATAAATCGACTGGTGAAGTTGTAGAAATGATAGACCCTACTTCAGAAAAACATATTGTTTTGCAAGATTTAATAGACTCAATTCCTTCTAACAATCAGATTGTTATCTATGTAGCGTTTAGAAAGTCTATTGAGTTTATTCAACAGTTTTTCTCAACAGAAAAGAATTTATATTTAAAGCCACATGAATTTCATGGTGATTTAACTTCTAGTCAAAAAGAAAAAGTTTTGACAGATTTCAAAGAAAACAAATTTAGAATACTAATCGCTACAATGCAATCAATGAATGTGGGAGTCACATTAACAAATTGTAGTGAAGTCATATATTATTCACGTACATTCTCATGTACAGAAAGGGCACAGAGTGAAGATAGATTTCATAGAATCGGCCAACGGAATGTTGTTAATTATTATGATATTGTTGCTAGCGGTGTGGATAGAAAAGCATTTGAAATGATTAAACAGAATAAATCTTATGATGAAATCAAAAAGGAGATAGAGGATGCATGATATATGTAACAGATGCTCTAAATGCGGGGATTGGAGGACATATGTTCTTACAAAAGAAAATGCGGCATTTGTGTGGGAACCACTTCCAAATAAAAAAGAATATATTATTATAGTTTGTATAGAGTGTAGATACGAAGAAATAAAGGAGATAGAGGATGCAGATTAGAAAGTTTATAGAGCTTACTTGTTTAAGGGGAGTTAAATTTTTATTAAATGTTGATGATGTCCATGCTATTTTCCCACAGAGTAATTCAGAAGGGTCTAAAATACTTTTTAAGAGAGTTGATTTTAAAAGTTTATCTTCTGATTGTGAATTTTATAACTACGAAGTGATGTACGTTCAAGAATCTTATGATGAAATCAAAAAGGAGATAGAGGATGCTGTATGATAAAAACGGTGATAAAACTCAAAAACTATTGAGACATTTTATTATGAATAATTTAAAAGATATTATTCCTACGACTGTAATAAAGGATACTGAGTTGAGTTTTAGTTTATGTACTCGTTATACAGATAAAAAAGGTGTAAAACAAAAACGTGAAAATTTCTATTACATAGATTTAAGTTTTTTATCTGATGAAATTAAAAAGGAGATAGAAAGTGAGTAAAAGATTTATAGAGTTAACTAACAAAAAGAGTGGAGATAAAGAATTAATAAATATAAGCAATATCCATTTATTAATAGATGAAAAAACACATCGAGTCATTATTACTTGTCTTTTAGATAAGACTAATTTAATTGAGGGGGCCAATCATTTTCTTTATCACAATCATCATGTTTTAGAAAGTTATTATGAGATTAAAAAGGAGATAGAGAATGACATCTGAAAAAGGATATGCATGTGATAAATGTGCAAGTTTGAGTACATTTATTCTGACAGAAGAAAACACAAAAGCAAACTCTAGTATAGTATGGAAGAAATTATCTAGTAAAAAAGACTATATAATTATTGTTTGTAAACATTGTAGATATGAAAAAATAAAGGAGATAGAGAGTGCAAGCTAGTTTTCCATATTCAGAGAAAATTTTACTTCAATTATATAGATGGGAGGAATTTAGTGAAGAGCTTTTAGAAGAATGCAAGCAACGAAATGCACGAATTCCATACCCTCTTAATGAAATGTGGGAAATACTTAGACAAGAAACTTCTCAGTTATTAGATGAAGATAGGAGGTAGAGGATGCTAACTGAAAAACAAAATTTAATTTTAACATTAAGATGGGCTGATAATTGTATTGGTAGAATTCTATGGCTGGTAGAAAATAGGAAGAGAATAGGGGACCAGGATTATGTTTTTATTGATGATTGTAGAGATAAAATAGAATCGTGTTTATTAGAGATATTAAAGGATGATTATGAAATTAAAAAGGAGATAGAGAATGAAATTAGATGAACATGATTATATTCTTTGTAGAGGGGATCTATATACAATTTTTAGAAATCTATCTACTTTGTTAGAAAGGCTAAAGAAAAATCCTCAGAGTGTACTTTTATTAAAAAATATTTATAAAGAAAGCGTTTCCCTTCAGAGTTTAATAGAGTCTTTATATAAAAAAGAGGAAGAAAATGACAGATAAAGAAAGAGAATTAATTTATAATATTGAGCTGTTTTATGTAAAGTTTGGAGGCTCTTTAGTAGAGCATTATATACCTAAGAGTCAAAAAGAATTAGAGGCTCTTAGTGTATTTTTAGAAAAATATATGAGACCAGCAATAGATAATTTTAAAAAGGAAATGAATAATGGATAGAGAAAAAGATATCTTAGATTGGTGTAAAAAGACTTACGGAGAGTATGAAAAGTATACCGACTGGCACTATTCGACAGAGACATACGTCTATAAATATAAAAAAAGAAACTGGCTATATAGAGGTTTACCTAATATGTCTGTGGATGATTTACATAATTTTTGGCCTTCTTCTCAAATACGTTATGAATTTTATCCCTTTGAAGATTTTATCCCCCCAATTATAATTAGTAAAGAAGAGGATTTCTTTTTAAGTGCAGTTTATTTAGGTGAGCTTGTACATTTTATTCGTATAGATTTAGAAAATAACTATGTTTCTCTTTTTAATATAAAAGTCAAGTACATTGATGATATGGATAAATTAAATAAAATAGTTAATCTTTCCAGAGAGTACTATGAGAAATATTTTAAAAAAGTAACGTTAGAAACTGTTTTAAAATATGAGGAAGATGAACGTAAAAAACAAGAAGAAAAAAATCAACAAGCTGTAAGGAGAATGCGGGATGAGATTGAAGTTAGTAGACGAATTAAAAGATATGGTGCAATCATACTCTCCTCGTTGCTAATCGGATTAACAGTATATTTAATTTTAATGAGATAAAAGGAGATAGAGAATGACTCGTGAGGAAAAATTAATGTTAGTTTATGCTTTAGAGAAAGCTCAGAAATCTTTTATTAATAGAATAATAAGAGAACTTTCTGATGTTAAAATCACTGAATCCATAGGCTTAGTTATTGCGAAAATAAATATTGACCTTAAAGAATTAATAGAAGAGGCTACTTTAAAATTATATGAACCAACTTAAAAAAACAGCAAAAACTCTAATGGGAGTAAAACGCAGACCAGAAGATGCTTTTAAAAAGGAGATAGGAAATGAAAAATAAAACAATCAGTCTGTTAGAAAATGTGAGAGATACATTAAACGATTTAAAAAGTCGTCTATACGACAGTGCTACTGGAATGGATGAAGGTGAGTTTGATGATATAAATCTATTAATAAAAGAGTTCGATGGATTTATTGAAGGTTTAAAAGAAGATTTTAAGGAAATAAGTGATAAGTGATATATGATATATGATAAAAGAGACTAAATCAATGGCAAAAACTCTAATGGGAGTAAAACGCAGACCAGAAGATGCTTTTAAGAAGAAAAAATTAATTCCATTTTTAAAAACCATCAAAGATGGGTTTTTAGAAGAAAGGACTTACTCAAGTGGCTTTTATTCAAATAAGGAGGGAATTCCTGATGTAGATTTTACTCATCATGGTCAGAGGTATGTTTTTGAAACGAAGAGTAAAACAGGTAAAGCGAGTAAAATACAAAAAATTAGGCATGAGGAAATGCGAAGAGCAGGTATTATAGTCATTATTGTTAATGAAAATAATTTTGAAGCTACTAAACAATATTTATTAGAGAACTGTAAGGAGGTAGAATGAAGGTTGAACAGTTGATAAATAAGCTATCGGAATTAAAAAAAGACGCAGAAGTAATTTTTTATGATGAATCTTGTTTTCCTTTAACAATAAATAATTTAGAGGATATCAAAACCACTACATGTGGGGAGCTTGTTGTGATTAATTTTGATATCCCTAGAAAATATGACGAAAATCTTTTATTAGACCATATGGAAAAAACAGTAGCTTATTTTAGGCATCTTTTAGATTGTAGGAGGTAAAATGAGTGAGAAGATAGAAAAGTTAAAGGAAATAATTAATGGAGTTCTAACAACAGATAGTGAGTTAGAGATGGAATTATTAACAGTTAAAGGTGAAATACTTATAGAAAGTCTTTCACCAGAAGAAAAAAAGTCAGCAGAAGTTAAAGAGCTTTTAGTGTATCTTTGTGCTTGTATAAGAGAATCAACGAGAAGAAACTCTTTAAGAAAGGAAGTCAATTAATGAAAGAGAAAAATGAAGCAGTGAGAAAATTGGGGTTTGTAAGTACCTCATATTTGCTTGAGAATTTAGGAATTAGTAGCACAGTTTTATCTCAGTTAAAGTCTTATGGGATTATAAAAAATTGTGAAACTTCAAGAGGTGTGATGCGTGGTTATTATACTTACACTTCATTTAAACGTTTAAAAGATTTTATGGATGAATATAAAGGCTATTTTGGCCATCCTGCTTCATTAAAAGCATGTTTGACTGCATTAGAGAAAAGGAAAAAAGATGATTCGAAAACTTAGAAATTTAAAAAATGTAATTAGATTTTTATTTAATAATGAACAGAAGTTGCTTGTAAAAGATTATGCTAGCGACCCTCTTTTATGTGTAATTACCGTTACAAAAAATCATATCTTCACAACAGATGATTTTTCGAGCTTGACAGTAGATAGAATTGAGAAAGTTATAGAAGAACTGCAAGATAGAATATTAATTTTAAAAATGGAGGGAGAGAATGAAAATTAATTCTTTAGGCTATAAGATTATTTGTTTTGTTAATAAATTACAAGGAAAAGAAACGTGTGGATTTACCGACCCATATACTTCTATCACCCATATTGTGTCATATAAACTAGAAGATGTCTCTTATATTCTACCCTCTTTTGATCGAATACTTAGATTACTTACAAGAGCTGAAAAGGAGGAAGAATGTTAAAGGCCACTCTTAATCTACTAAGAGGAATTAAATTTAGGTTAAAAAGAAAAGTCTTGGTCTATTCTTATAAATATGAAAATAAAGACGTAATATTCTTCATGTCTGCATACGAAATAAGAAAAATAGAGACTGATTCTCTTTTATGGATAGTAAATAATTTACAAAAAGAGATTGCTAGGCGACAAAATATAAAATCTACAAAAGATATTATAGAAGAAGCTGAGAAATTACTTATAAAATTAAAGGAGGAAGAATGCTAAAAATAGTTAATTGGATGAGTGTTAGATTAAGAGGTATTTATTTAATTTTTACAAAAAAAGATTATCATATGTGGTGTACAAATAGTGGTATGTTTCCTAAGGAAAAATGCATAACTGCTATATTTTTATATGAAGACAAAGTATGTTATGACTTAGACGCTAAAAATATCCCTCAGGAAACTATTAACACAGTAAGAAGATTACTGATAAAATGGGAGGAAGAAAATGCTAAAAATTAGCTGTTCCAATTTATTTCGATATTTTATATGCCCTGCTGCATTAAATCATGAGCAAGAGTACGTAGAGAAAGAGAAGACTAAATACGCTGAAGAAGGCATTGCTAAACACTTAGAAATGCAAAATGCTATTGAAGGAACTTCTCAAGAACGTTCAGTTGCAGCGGAAGAATTAAGACAAGAGTTTTTAAAAATAGAACCTAATTTCTCTTTTGATGATTGTGTTTGTGAGGAAAGATATACGACTCAAAGTGAGATCACATATGATTTTATAAAAACATTAACTTTTTCTTTAAATGGACAACCTGATTTAATTTATATAAGTTTAGATTCATCTACTATTTATATTATTGATTATAAATTCGGATACGTTAACGTGAGCCCTAAAAATAACCCTCAGCTATTAGGATATGTAAATTTATTATACAATAACTTAGATATGTCTAAACTAACTATAAAAGTAGGGATTTTTCAAGATAGTCGTTTGAATTTAATAGAAGTATCAAAAAAAGAACTTGATATATTTTGGAATTGTGACCTACTTGAGATTCTTGTTAATTCGACTAGAAAAGTCTATCAACCCTCTCCAACAGCATGTAAATGGTGCTCATATAGATCAGAGTGCCCTGCGTTAAATCAACAAGTAAATGAATGTGTCAAAAAAATTACATCGACAGACTTGCAGCAATTAAGCGAGCCTGATATGTTACAGTTTCGAAAATTTCTGTTAATGAACAAAAAACTCATTGAGTATGTGCTAGATGATAGTGAAACTTTTTTTAAGAAAAATTTACAAAAAGGAGGATTCTATGATTGGTGCTCTCTTAAGTCTAACGGTTCTATACAGAGTTGGTCAGATGATTTGAATGAAGATGAGATTGCAGATAAGCTTGCTGACCTGTCGAGCAAAGATAAGAGTGTCTTTTACGAGAAGAAACTCAAATCGGTTAGCCAGATTAAAAAGCTTTTGGATGTGCCTGCAAACCTCATCGTCACCAAAGATAAGGCAAAAAGCTTAAAAATAAAGGAGGAGCATGAGTTAAAAACCGCAACTGACGAATTGTTTTAGTTTTTATTGTTTTACATACATTTACCATTTATTTAAAGGAACACTTTATGTCTTGTCTTATTCGTTATAATCACTCAAAAAATCAGTTAGAAGTTGATACTCCGTATTGCATTTTAGATAGTGCATCGCTCATTACAGCGGTACAATTTCAGCAAGATGGCAAAGGGCAAGGAGAACCGCGCCATAGTATTCGCGCACTCTTTGATTTGAGCTTCACCGGCGCTCAAGAATTCTTGCAAGAGCTTCGTGAAGAATGCAAACAGCTTGTTGATAATGTTGAACAATTTCATCCTGCCTTTGCTCCACCGGGAACCCCCATTAATCAAATCGTGACTGATTGTGTGAAGATTGGTAGTGAAGTAATTGCAGAGAAAAAGGCTCAGGATGCTCGAGCTGAGAAAAAAGCCAAAGCCGCCGGACAAGCAGCTGCATCTAAAAAAGCCTACAATCCAGCCATGGATTACCTCGATGGTCTTTTTTATATGTATGCTCGAGCAAGCTCTAAGTTCCGGCTGCGTATTTTTGATAGAGATAATCAAGTTTTATCCCCCCAATCTGATGAGTTTTTTGCACCAAGCTTCAAGGGGCGTTTACGTTTAGTCATTAAACGTGCACCTGCGTTTGGCTCAAAAGACCCCGATGTTGGTGGTTCTTTAGTTGCGTACATGAATTCTGTGCAGTTCATACGGTCTACTCCTGAAATTGATTATCGTCGTGCATTGTCTGGCTTTAGCACAGTTGAGTCTGACGACGATGCAGAGTGCATGTTTAATATTCCTAAAAAAGACATTTATACAGGTCCAAGGGCGACTTCTAAAGCTGTCGGAGAAGTAAAGTTCAATGACAAGAAAAAGGCGGCTAAAGATGAGATAGAGGATTACGTCGAGCAGTATTAAAGCTCGACTTTTCTTTTTCTCACTTAAAACACAAGGATGTGATGTTATGTACTTATTCATGGACTTTGAAACTTACTCCCCTGTTAATTTAATCAATACTGGCGTACAAAAATACGCTCGTCACCCCGATGCTGACGTCATCTGTGGTGTGTTTAGTTTAGTTAGTAATACACGCGGCAATGTGAGTACTTTAAAAATCTCTAATTATGAAATTAAAGATGAGATACTAGCTCGGCCAATTCACCATACCCTTGATTTGATGTTTGATGCCGCACAGTTCATCATAGCTCATAACATTGAGTTCGATTTAGAAATTTATCGCTCAATCTTAGAAAAGAAATATAATTTTTTAGAAATCGATGCAAGCAAAAAATTGGTGTGTACAAAAAAAAGACAAGCTTTCTTGAATCAGATTAAGCAGAAGAGCTCTCTCGATTACGCTTCAAAATGGTTTGGGTTATCTACACAAAAGAGTGGAAAAGGGAAAGATTTAATTGAAAAACTCTCTATTCCAGATAAAAAGACGGGGCTAAGAAATTATGATGATGCTCTCGAAGCTCAAATGCTTGAGTATTGTTTGCAAGATGTCAAAACTCTCGAGTGTCTATTTTTCGCACAACAAGACTTTGCGAAGTTGTTTCGTATCCGAAACAATGACTATAAAATCCAAACTTTGGACCTTGAAATCAATAACACAGGATTTCCTGTCAATCTCGAACTCGCATCAAAAATCTCAGAAGTAGCTGAAGAAGAAAAAGCATCTGCTCAGCTTAAATTTTGTCAAATGTTTAATGACTTTAATTTACCTTCTCTTTCCCAGGACGCTCAGATTAAGAAGTTTATCAAAGCTAAATTCGATTATCAGATTGATTCTTTTACTGACAATCTTTCAGATGCCCCGGCAGAAGTCGCGCAGGTGCTTGATTTACGTGAAGCTGTGAGAAAGAGCTCACTCGCGAAAGCTCAAGATATGCTTGCGAGAGAAGTGAATGGAAGAATTTATGGGGCGTTCCAATATGCAGGAGCTCACACAGGTCGGTGGGCTGGGTATGGAGTTCAGCCACATAATTTTCCAAGGACTAAAGATGAGAAAGACCCTAAAGCTTTTCTTCGTAACTTAATTGCGACAGGTGCGGATTCTTCTCTTATTATTCTGGATTACAGTCAAATTGAACATCGAGCTGTATTCTATATGCTTATGAAATATCTAGAGCATTTTGAGTTAAGAGATGCTTCAGTTGAAAGACATTTTGATAATTTTTTCAAAGGCGTCGATTCTTATCTTGATTTAGCTGCTGATATTTACGGAGTTGATGTTGAGACTCTTACTAATAAATCTCCAGAACGTGTAGCGGGGAAAACAGCTCACCTGGGACTAGCTTATGCCATGGGTAAAGATAAGTTTTATGCAACAACTAAACGAGATGGAATTGATTTAGCGAGATATAAAAAACTAAAGCCATCTAGAGAAGACTTAGAAGAAGATTGGAGTGAGGAAGAGTTAAGCGCGCTCTTATCCACTGATACAATTATCGCTTCTCACGAAGAAGAATGCGCTCGCATCGTAAAAGTCTACCGTGAAAAATACCCTACGCTTAAGAAGCTTTGGGCTTATTTACAAGATAATTTTATCGCTTGTGTCAGACAAAATGAAGACCGCGTAATTGATTTAATTTGGGGTATGCAGATTCGGTATGTAGCTAAACTCCCTTTTCGAGATAGCAATTGTCTCTCTTTAGTTCTTCCAAATGGCAGACCTCTTTTTTACTATGATTTAACAATAAGTGAAGGAGAAACACCGTGGGGCACACCAAACTATTCTTTACAAATTGAAGGTCTTAATGTTCACGGGGGGTTATTGCTGGAGAATATCATCCAGGGGCTTTGTCGGGACTTGCTTGCAGAACATATGTTAGAGATTTCTGGAAAGCTCAAGCTTGCTAAAATCGTTTTGCATGTGCACGATGAAATCGGCGTGGAGTCTTTAGATGAAACTCTAAATTTTAACAAAGAACTTATCGAAAGTATATGCAAAACACCCCCAAAATGGATGGAAGGCTTTCCTTTATCTTACGAAATCATGATTACAAAATTCTATAGGAAATAAACATGGAAATTCTTCATTGGATGGCTGAGCATTGGATCTTAACAATTGTTTTATTTTTAATAGTTTTTGGGAGGGGTTGTGACTGCTAAAAAAAAAGAATACATGGACCTTAGATTTTTAACATTTTTAAACGGTGGTATGAAGTTAAGACATACTGATTGGCCACTAAATAATTATATACAGATAAAAGATATCCCTTCTCATTACTATCTTCCTATTTCTGCTTATTCTAAGCGTTCGATAAAAATATACAGTCTTTATAAAGATGAAGTAGTTGACATAAAAGATTATTTTTTAACTGCATATGATTTATTTGAAGCAACATGGGTTGAATTCACAGAAGACAAATAAAAAAGCGCCTCGAAAGGCGCTAAAACACAAGGATGAACTTATGATGTTCAAAAACTTACAAGACTATCAAACACAAGTCAAGCTTTTTTGTGAGCATCTAGAGCAAGACTTTTTAGCTGGTTTTGTTATCGGTTCAACAGTGTCTAAAAAGTTAAATAGAAACTGTAATCTTCTATTAACTGATGTCTATGATAAACCTGGTTGGAGTATTTCATTAAATGGAGATGAAAATCTTTATTTTGTTCCTCAAGTCTGTGAACAATATGGGAAAGAAGATTGCGTAAAAGCGATTAAGACCCTTTTCGTTGACTTAGATGAAACATCAGAAATTCCAAATTTTGAAGAAACTCAAGTTCCTAATCTTGTCATTCGCCGAACTGATGGTCGAGCTTATCAGTGGTTTTATTTTTTAGAAGATGCAATTACTGAGAAAGAATTTAGAAATTATCAAAAATTACTTTCGGATAGGTATAAAAGCGACGACAGTATTAAAAACCCAAATCGTCTCATGCGGATGGCAGGAGTTCGCCGGGGAGATAAATCTAAAGATAAAAAGGCTAATATTGAAGCAGGGCTTCACTATGAAGTAATTTCTCATCACTCTCAAAAACTATCTAAAGAAAAATTAGATGAATTTTTTTCTATTAAAGGGGAGTCTACTAAAAGCGCTGACAAGGCGCTAACACAACCAAAAAAAATATCTGACTTTTTAACTGAGGATGAAGAAGATGAGAAAGGGAGGATTTATCCGGCTGAAGAGGCATTTTTCTATGATTTATTCCGAGGGAAGTCTAAAGGAGAAGGTACTTCGGGTATCTTATATCGCTTTGCTTGTTATTTGCTGGACCGAGGTATTAAGCTCAGTAAATTTAAAAAATACTGTGATGACAATGGTATACCTGCAAATGATATATCGCACTGCGATGATGAAGAATTTGAGACTGTTCAAATAAACGCTAATAAATACGCTAAAAATCAAAAAGCGCTAGCTCAGAAACAAGAACAAAAAGAGATTCAGAAGCAAGTTGAAAACCCAAATAAAATGAATTTTGATGAGTTATTTGAAACTTACCCCCTTCTAAATGAAGTCTATCACACAGAGCTTAAGAATTATTATTTTGTTGAAAGCGAAGATACTTTTTACAGACAAGACCCTGGAAATCGTTTGACTAAAATAAGCAAAACTTTATTTGATAAGACTTTCCAACGCAATGTAGTGATAAAGACTAAAAAGGGTAAGTCCGTAAAAGGTAATGCAACTAATCTTTTCCTCGCTTATGAAACTCGTCACTTTTTTAACATCACAAGCATGACTGGCTACCAACCTCACGGGCCAAGAATGTATTTTGACGGCAGTCAAATTCTTAACACCTGGTTTGCACCAAATCACAAGAAGGAAAAAAGAGGTGATTTAGCTATCTTTTTAAATCACATCAGATGGCTTTTTAAAGACCAAAAATCAATTACAGGAGAAGATTTAGGGGAATTCTTTTTAGATTATCTAGCTTATGTTTATTGTAATCCTGCACCTGCTAATTTTGCTTGGCTTATTTATGCGAGAAATATGGGTATTGGTCGTAGCTTCTTTACAGAATTATTGCGGCAGCTGATGGGTAGTGAGAATGTTTCTGCGCCTACTCCCAAAATCGCATATGATCAGTATACCTCATGGCATTCAACGAAGCAGTTTGCTGTTGTAGAAGAATTAACAACTGACAAAGGTTTTTATGACCAGCTAAAGCCTATCATTTCAAACGAAATTGTGGCTCACAGAGAGATGCATAAGAACCCTACGAACGTGACGAATTACTGTAATATGATGTTGCTCTCAAATCAGATGGATTGTTTAAAAATAGCTGAAAAAGACCGTCGTATTTTAGTTGTGCATATGCATCAAGAAGTACAAGCCCCTGAATATTATGATGCGCTTTACGGCTGGAAAAAAGACAAAGATAACGTCGCTGAATTAGCTGATTATCTGATTGCGAGAAATAAACAAGTGGATCAAAGGAAGATGCTCGGGCATGCTCCAATTACAAATGCTAAACTTCTCATGCAACGCGTTAATAAAAATAACTCTCTACAAGAGTTAGAGGAGCGCGTAGAGGCAGTTTCATTCGGTAAAAATAATGAATTCGTTGACCAAAAATCTCTCATTGATAGTTTATTCCCAAATATTCAAGATGCTGTTATTAAATACCGTAATATTGTCGCGTCTAACATGCAAAAAATTGGGTATGTGCCTTTATTTACAGGGAAACAATTACGTATCGCAGGTAAAAAAGAACGCTTAACAATTTTTATTGAAGCTAAATATGCTGAAAATTACGTGAAAGAAATTAATTTTGACAGTGTGATTGAAGAATACTCTATTTATAAGAAGATACCCCTTGAGAAAAAAGAAATCGCAAAAGTTGAAAATTCAGTTATTTTGGCCCCAATTTCTGAGCCAGTTCGACAAGAGGCTCAATCAACCAACGTTGCTTCAGAACCCGTCATTAAAGCCGATAAATCTGTTGTTAAGGCCGATCCGGTTAAGAAGTCAAGCTCTCCAAAAAAAGAAAAGATAAATGCTTTAGTAGCGGAAGCGCGGCGTCGAGCAGAAGAAAAAGACAGCGGGCGGAAAGTGCCGACAGTTCAAGATCTCATTGAAATACGCACAAAACGAATGAGTCAGAAAATTGACGTATCAATTTTGTATCATTAGCAAAAAAATCACAAAATAAACTTGACTTAAAAATTTGTTTAAGTTAAGTTTATTTTAGTAAGAATGGTTCTTACAACAATTAAATAATATGACAAGGATGGACGTCATGATTGCACAGTATTTTCAGAATGGTACAGTTCGTTTAGTAAAAGAGACAATTAAATATCACAGAACTCCAGTTTTTCGAGTTTGGGTTTTTGTTAACAATATGTGGGTTTTTGAGAAACGAGTCTGCGCTCAGAGTTTCGATCAAGCATATGAAGTCTATGTAAATGAAGGAGGGGTGGTATGAGAGTAGAATTATCAGAACAGAGTTTTAACCTTGTTAAATCGATTCTATCTTATACCTATGTTGAATTAAATATTCAAAAAGAAAGAGATGAACTGCTCCCCCTTCGGAAACGACATGTTTGCGATACTGCTGAATTAGTTAAAACTGCATTAAATGAAATTGGAGTTAAAGTGTTACCGACTAAAATTGATTTAGATAAAGAAGGGAATCTTAAATGACTAAGGATGAGTTATTGATTTTATTAAACAAGACAAATAAGTTAAGAGTTCAAAATATTGAAAATTTGATTGATTTATATGAAAAAGACGCATTTAAGAAAAATCCAGTGTCTTTATTAAATTTTATAAATGGAGAACAACAATTAACAGATATTTTAGTAGACGTTCTTCATAAAGTAGGTAAAGAGATGTTAAACGAAAGGAAAATAAATGACTAGAGAAGATGTAATGTTATTAATAGAGTTAGCTAAGAAAAATGGAACATATGTAGATTTATACGGTCAGGATTTATCATTTTTAAATTTAAGTGAATTGAATTTAAAGAATGCAAATCTTTGCCGAGCGTGTTTAGAGGGAACAAATCTCACTGATGCTAATCTCTCTTATGCTAATCTCGTTCGCACTAATCTAACACGGGCTAATCTAACAGGCGCTCGCTTATATAGAGCTTTATTACGTGATGCAGATGCGATAAGTGCTAATTTTACAAATGCAAGATTGTGCGGTGCAGATTTAGAGGGGGTTAATTTATCTGGCTCTAATCTTACAAATACCACATTTAAAGATGCAAATCTTAATTTAGCTGATTTAACCTATACTAAAATCATCTTAACTGAACTAACAGGTGCTATTTTAAATGATGTTAATTTTAGACACGCTTATATTGAAGGAGGGGTATTTTAATGAAGTATGATGATGTTTTACGAATGTTTTCGAATAACTTAAATATCTATCGTTTAGATGTTTTAATTGATAAAAGAACTGCTCAGAGATTTTTAGACACTGGCTATAAAATAATCAAGCTCGGTGCTTGTAATTATGAAATTTATAGAAGAGGGAATTAAATGAATTTGAATGAAGAAGGAGCAATACGTTTTTTTATTAGTATACTTAATAGAAAAATGCATGACTTATTTGACGAAGAATGGCGGAACTCTGTTGACCCAGATTGTGACCCCATCTTAACTAGATGGATATATGAAAGAGAAATTAAAAATGCACTTAAGGAAAGTTTATATGCATTGAAAAAGGGAGATTTAAAGTGAAAAAAACAAATCTTTCAAAAATTAACATCCCAGATTGGTTAGTGAAATTACCGGCGGGTGAGTACTGTATACCGCAATTATGTGAGATGTTTAAGCTCACATATCATCAAGTATACCAACGGCTATATGTTCTAAACATTCAAAATTACAAAAAAGAAGTGAATTTTGGAATGGGTGTAGTTAGACCAATGATTTTTTATGTTTGGAAAGGATTTGAAGAAGAATCTAAAAAAATAAACACAATGAGGATAGAGAAATTAAACAAAGGAGGGAAAAATAAATGAAGCTTATTCTAGCAATTATGCTTATAGTTACTCTTATAATAGTGACGTATAAATTCCACAATCGTAGAGAAAGATTTCGTAAAAAAATTATTCAGTTGAATAACAGGAACAAAAAGAGGAGTTATCGGTGAGTATACTGGATATTGTTTTGCTATTTATTGTTCTATTATATGCATTTATTATTTTTAGAATTTTAGTAAATATGGAGCTTGCTGAGAAGAAGATTGAGTCAGTATATAAAGAGTTAAGTGAGCGATTAGAGAATATTGAACAAAAACATAATTCTCTTGTTGATGCACAGGCTTCTTTTATGAAAGCTTCATCTAAACAAGTTATACAAGAAGTTAATAAAGAAATAGGGGAGGCTAATCGTAAACACTCGGAGAATACTAAACAAGTTTTAGAGGAATTAGAGTATGTAAAAGATATTGTAAAGACTTTTTTAAGGAGATAAAAATGGATAAGATACTAAACTATGTTTCAGAAAATACCATAAGTGTGATTTTTGTATCGGTGTTAGTTATATTTTCTCTATTTTTACAGATAATAGTTATGAAAGATAAAAACAAAAATAATAAGGATGATGACAAATGAAAATTTTTAAAAGACAAAATAGAGAATGGGATTTCGAAACATACACTAAGCCAAAAACTAGGTTTATAAAAGGAGACTCTGCTCTTACCGTATATAAGAATGGTGTGATTATATTAAACTCAAAGTTTATCTGTGAAGCGAATGAAGAACTTAAAAAAGCGGAGTATGCTAAGCTTTTTTATGATAAAAATACCAATTCTATGGGATTAAAATTTGTTAATAGCCCCAATGAAACAGGAACTAGTAAATTAACTTCAGATAAATTTCCTAATCGGCACTTTTCTGCTCGTGCTTTTATTAACTATTATGGTTTAAATTTAGAAACTATACAAGGGAAGTACAAACCAACCAAGGAATTTATTAATGATGCAATAGGCTATCTTTGGGTTATTCAGCTTAAAAAGAAAGAGGCAGTTTAAATGACAATTGATGAACTAGAATTAGAGAGACTCACTCAAGAAGTAATGGAATATATAAGTAAATACCTTGCTTATACTGTCGATTATGATGAGTGGCTTAAGGATATTAACCACTATGAATTTAAAATCTATATTAAAGAGGTTATAAAAACAGGAATTGCGACTTTCGGCCGAGACGATTCTTTAATAGTTCCTATGTATAAAAGTTTTGTTTTAGGGTTAAAAATAGCAAGAGGGAAATTATAATGATAGACGGAGAGATAGCTTCTAATAAAGGAGAACAATTAACTATTAGGACGTTAATACAACACTTACTTACTTTTGAGGATCTAGATACAGAAATTTGGATTTATGGGCATGATGATAAAGGAAATAAGATGCTAGGTTATTTCACAGTGAATGATATAGAGATGAGTGCTTTTCATTATTTAGGTGGACAAACGTCGGATGTTTTAAAAATAAATGCGAGGTGGGATAGTGAAAATTGAATTTAATCCAGGTGATACACTAATGTTTAACGGCAAAAAAGTTGAAGGGATAGAGATAAAGAAAAACTCTGAAGGAGAGTTTATAGAAGACTTAAGTATAGAAAATTTAGTACCTATAGTTAATGAAGAGCAATATAGAAGAGAATTACATGCTAAATGGGATAAAATATCTGAAGAGTCTCCAATCCCATGGCGTTATCAACACAGATGTACTGAGCTCTTCTATCTAGCTAAACAACAACTTAATCTTCCAAAAAATGCTGCAAAGGGAAATTTTGAAGATTTATGTGATTTCAGACAAATAATGCAATTTTTAAAAAGTGAGGTTGATGAAGTAGAAAGAGAACTAACTGATGTACAACTATGCTGTGAAACTTGTATGGAGTTTAATGAAGTCGAAAAAGAAAAAATTAATTATCAAAGGGCTCGCGAAGAGATTGGTGACGTAGCTGCATGTCTTGTTGGTTTATTAGCTAAATTAGATAAAATGGAAAAGGAAGAAGAGAGATGAAAAATAGCGAATATGAATGTGCTCATTGTAATGGTATTTTTGAAAAAGAATGGTCAGATGAAGAAGCTATGCAGGAGAGTGAAGTTATTCATGGAAGTAGACTCCCTAATGAAGATTTAGCAATTGTTTGTGATGATTGTTTTAAAGAAATGGATTTGCACTATAATTTTGATAAGATGATACATTCTAATAAAATACCGGCAAAAATACTAGATAAAATGGAGGAAGAAGAGAAATCAAATGGATGAATTAGATTATAAAGATATTGTTAAGGAGGGGTGAATGGAGGTTAAAATAGATGCTTACATACACATATGGAGCAAAATATTTAGCCCTGAAATATTAGAGAGTATCATTGAATTTCCAACAGACCTAGATGAAGACACACAATATCATTTAGAAGAAGATATAATGTGCCATCTTTCTCAATTACAAGAGTTTAAAAATTTAGAAGAAGGTACATTCTATAGATGTTTTGGTACTGCAATGCTAACTTATGACTCTTATTATTCAGAGTACTATGGTTCTAGAGAATATGATTCTGACTTAGAGTTAAATGATGGCTTTCAATTAATTAAAATAACTGAAATGGAAGCAAGAAAGAAAGGGTTTATAGATGAATGAAATATTGTTAAGGAGGGGTAGGTGATCGAATTTGAAGGGCAAAAATACAATACTTTAGAAGATTTAGCTTCTAATTTAGAGGCAGCAAGTGCAGGCTGGGAGTATATCTATTGTCATTGTAGTGATAGTGCATGTGCTGAATATAAGCTTACTAAAAAAGATATTTTAAATAGAATTACTTTTCTTAAAGAATCACTGAGTTTACTTAAACAGTTAAGTGAGAATGTTAAATGATTTACTTCACATCAGACCATCATTTTGGCCATAAAAATATCATTCAACTATGTAATCGTCCATTTAACTCTGTAGAAGAGATGGACGAGGAAATGATTCGACGTTGGAATGAAACTGTAAAGCCTGAAGATTTTGTTTACTATTTAGGAGATTTTAGCCTCTCGATTAAACCTGTGAAAGAGTATGTAAAGCGGCTAAACGGTAAAAAAATTTTGATTGCTGGTAATCATGATAGATGTCATCAGTTTCAAAAAAACAACTTAAAGTATAAATATGAATATAGGGAAATGGGTTTTTATGATGTTTATGATTGTGACGTTACTCATTTTTCTGAAGACTTAACCGCTGATTTATCTCATTTTCCATATGATAATGGTGATGATGTGAGATATTTTAAACTGTTTCCAAGAGATGATGGTAGGTGGCTTCTTCACGGTCATGTTCATAATAAGTGGAGAGTTAAAGATAAAATGATAAACGTTGGTGTTGACGTTTGGGATTTTTATCCTGTTAGTTTAGATAAAATTTTAGAGATTATGCGAGGAGCTAATAAATGAACTTATTTAAATATCTCAAAGAAATAATAGAATCATATAGGTTGGTTAAAGAGCGAAAAATTTCTGAAATAGAAATAAAAATTAGAGGTGAAGTTAGCCAACTTAAATATAATATCACTAAACTAGAAGAAGAGATTAAAGAGTTACATAGACTTAGAGAAGTAAATTCAAATACAATTAAAAAATGTATTGACAGTGTAAATGATAGACTACAGACACAGATTAATGAACTAAATTTTAAGGAGAATAAAGAATGAAATTTAAAGAAGGTGATAAGGTAAGAGTTATTAAAGATATGCAGCTCTCAAATATAATACCACCAAGTTATAGAAGATTTATAATAGGGGAAACTGGTGTTTTAAGTAAGTCATATTTTAATTTTCCACATTTTATTTTTGAGACCAAAAGAGGAGATTATACAGTTAGAGAAGACGCCTGTGAAGAATATTTTGAAAAAATAGAGGAGAGTATGAAACTCGAAAAGATAATACCACTTATAAGAGAAAATAAGAAAATTGAATTTCTTGGATTTGATAGAAATGGTCTCCAAGTGTGGAAAGAGTTAAATTTAAAGCCAGACAGGCCTCGTGATTATTGTTGTGATATTTTAGATATGTCCTTATCAGAATTAATGACATTGGAATTTAGAGTTAAAAAAGAAAAAGAATATCAAGCTCTTTATTATTATGTAAGGTGTGATGGGATAAAAATATTTGATACAACATCTAGTTTTTATAAGAGTAAAGAAGAGTTTTTAGATTCTGCTATGTATAAAGCAATGCCAGGAAGTATTTTTCATAGTTTAATTTTAGAATCAGAAAGGAATGCTGAATGAAAATAGAACTAAATAAAGTTTATAGAGATAGACTTAAAAGAGAATGGAAAATTGTTGTTAAGTATGAAACTTATGATCACACAACAGGAAAGACTCGAGTTCGTTGTATTTATATAAATAAAGAACAAAATGACTATGGGCCATGTGATGAAAATGGTAAATCTTGGGGAATGGAACACCTAGAGAATTACGAGGACTTGATAGAGTTAGTTGGCGATGATTTTACCACACAGGAGTTTGATGAATGAAAATAGAACTAAATAAAGTTTATAGAGCAAGAAATGGAACACAATGGAAAGTTATCTTTATAAAAGAGAGTGAAAATTTAATCGCATGTGTGAATAGAAAACACGATGAGATACATTTTTGGTTTATCTCAGGTTATTACTCTAGGAGTGGTGAAGCTAATAATAGAGATTTAGTAGAATTAATTGGCGATGATTTTATTGAAGAGAAAAAACCTAGATATTTTGAATTTGAAGGTTGGATAGGAGAATCCCCCGCTGAAACAACGAGTATCTGTCCATATTTTACTTTAAATAAAGTATTTGGTTATGATGTTTCTAGTTTTGTTGATGATGTAACGTTTTTAGATAAGCATAGAAACAAAACATCAAAATGGAGAGTAACTATGCAGGAGATTATTGAATGAAATTATATAAAATAAGCCAAAACGTTAATAATGATTATGATACATATGACAGTGCGGTTGTAGTAGCAGAAAGTGAAGAAGATGCTAGGAAAATACAACCTGGTGGTGACTATGAATGTTGGAATGATATCAGTTGGGTTGACCATCCCTCTAAAGTAGATGTTTTATATTTAGGAGAAGCAGAGTCTACTCTTGAAAAAGGCATTGTAATTGCAAGTTATAATGCAGGTTAGGGGATTAAAATGACACGTGAAGAACAACTAATGAAATTTGAAAACGCTTTCTATGCTTATTGTAATGGTAATGTTATTCAATCTCCCGATGGAACTTTATATCATCAGAAGTCAAAAAAATTAGACTACGTTAAAGCAGAATTAGTTTTAAAATTGTGGCTTGTTATCTATCCTAAAAAAGTTAATAAGTATATTTTTGTCTATAAAAATTGTGGGAAGTATAGTGTGTCTGAAAAACATTTTGAAACAGAACAAGAGTGTTATATATGGCTACATTATGTTATGGGTGCAAATATCGAAATAATATGTAGGATTGATGAGTCTAAAAAAGGATTTGAGAGGTATTAAAATGACAAAACGAATAATCCATGTAGATTTTTATAAAAACTCAGGAAAATGGTACGACGGTGGGGATATGGAGATTGGTGATATGATTGAGTATCTTGATCGAGCAGATATCGCAAAAAGAATAGAAAACAATCAAAATATACTTATTAAAGGTGCGATTGATGAATTTTTTATTGTTACAAGCATACCTAATCAAGAAGATAACGATACATTTTTTGCAAACTATTTATATAAACCAGGTGAAGTCTCTGGCTATGTAGATGAGGGGGTATTCTGATGATAAAACAAGAAAGAGCAACCGAATTAATTAAAAGTCTAGAAAACTTCAGCTCAAAAGCTTATATAGATGCCACTGGAAGTGTATTGACAATTGGATACGGTTTAGCTTTTAAATACATAGACGGGATTACAATTCAACCAAATGATACCTGCACTGAATTACAAGCAGAAATATGGCTACAAGAATCTTTGAATAGAGATGTTTTTCCTTTTGTTAATGAACTTCAAGAAAGATATCAATTTAATGATGATATTTATGTTGCTATCAGTTCTCTTGTTTATAATATCGGGAAAAATCGTTTAGGACCGTTTTTCTATAAATCTCTTTCAATTAATCAAGAAGTAGGAAAGCCTGATTTAATTGCTACTGCATTTCGTATGTACAATAAAATTAGAAAGAATGGGGTGTTGGTTGTTTGTGAAGGACTTGTTAATAGAAGAGAAAAAGAAATTGCTGTATTTATGAAAGGAGATAAGAAATGAAATTAGAGGAAGTTTTGGAAGAAGCTAGAGAAGGTCGTAAAATAAGATTTAGAGAGGGTGAATATGAAGATTTATATTCTCTTCTTTCTGGGTTGAAGTTAGGAGATATAATTAGTGGGGAGTTTGAATTAGAACCCAGAGAACTTAGACGCGTTCAGTTTGAAGGTTATTTATATGTGAACGATAGCTTTTATGATAATTTAGACCCAATGAGTAATGCATTAAAATGTGCCCTTTCTGAAAAACATTTTTTTCTTAAAGAACCGTTAGAAGATACAAGTGATTTTTGGCCAGGAACTGAATTAACTAAATGGAAGGTTACTATGGAAGAGGAAGAAATATGAAAGAAGTAAAAGTGAGCGACGTTAAACAAATTTTTATTTTATTATCCTTTATTTTAGTTTTTATTGGTGGGGTTTATCGAGGTTCTTTCGCTATTGAATTTAATACAAAAGAAGCTTGTGAATTCGTTATTAGAGATATGAAAAAAGATCTATCTTTTACAGATACGATGAAATGTTACCCAAAAGGTGATGTTAAATGAGTGATACTAAACAAATACTTCAGCATTTCTTTGGTCCAAAAGCAATTTTCAACACTCTTGGGCTTATGATAATCTTTTCCATAGGTTTTATTACGGGCCATAATTGGTATAAGTATAAACTTGAGCAAAAAGAAGTTATTAAACAACAAGTTAATACAACCCAAACAACGGCTGCTATTCAGAATAAAGTAGAGGTTAATCAACTTGATAGTTCTTCTTATACAGAAAAATTTTTTAATAAAAAAGGTATTTTAGTCCATGAAATAGAGAAGAAGCATGAAAATCGCGCTAGTGACTTTAGTTTTACCAAACATACCGACCAAAGTGAGATTAGTTCAGAAGTCACTAGCGCAACATTCTCTAGCATAGAAGAAAGACAAGAGTCAAATTGGCTTATAGGATTTTCTACTCCAGTGAAAATTCACCTAACAATTCAGGATGTAGATGTTCATTTGGGGTATCGATTGCTAGGTCCGGTATATATCACTGGGCAAACTGACTATAAATTTAGCAAACCAACTGTTGGTTTTTTAATTAATTTTTAAAAGGAGATTTTTATGGATTTATGGGATAGACCTTGTGATATTTGTCAGAATAAACATGACCATGAAATGACGTATGTTCTTAGAACTAAAGAAATGTTATGTAAAACCTGCTTTCACCAAAATTATAGGCAAGTAATATATAAAAATGAGCGAACTGAAAAATTTGAAATATCTATTGACGGTTTTAAAACAAAAGAAGACTTTAATGAAGTTATGGATTCAGTACGTAATCGTTATAAATTTCACAGTCTATTATCTAATTATTTAGATTAATTTTTAAAAGGAGATTTCTTTATGATTGAAAAATATTACGTAAGGCAAAATTTTTCTAGTATAGACCTTATTACTGTTAAGCAACATCCGCTATATGAAACTCTATATGAAGTTTGTAGTAGTTTTACAGGAATTTCAAATGTACCAAAAAGCCTCTGTTTTGATACACGAAGAGAAGCTATAA